CCTTCGGCGATGCCGAGGATCGGGGCGGGGACGCGACTGAGAAACGCCACGCGCGTCTCATTGCCGCCCTGGGTCGACTTCAGGTCGAGATCTTTGAGGTTCGATCCGACGACGGTGGCGTCGGCGCCAGCTGTCAGGTACAGGGTGCGGTAGGCGTTGGCGACACCCGAGTGGTCCCGGTCGAGCATTTCGACGATCTCGTTGAACTGCTCTGGCGTCGCCGCAGTGATGCCCTTGACGACGAGGTTCGGGGTGTTGTGCGTCAGCACATAGCCGTCAGTCACATACAGGTGGTCGTCAGAGTCGACGGCGATGCACTGGGCCGGCTTGCGGCCGACATAGTCAACCTTCTGAATGTACCGGTAGGCCCCGCCGCGGAGACTCGGACGGTACAGGGCGGCCTTGCGACGAAGGCGGCACGGCTCTATCCATGACGGCAAGCGGGAGATGGCGACGCGCCACTGTGCCCGGGCGCTGGCTCCGTGGGAGGTGTTGGAGCTCGGCCGCACCGTAGCAATACCGCCGAGCCCGCCGACCAGGTCGGCGATCTCCCGGCACAGCGCCTCGCTCGTATTGTCGAACCGGAGCGTGTTCGGCTGGCGCCGCTCGACGCTTCCGTCGGTGTCCAGGAGGCCCTGGAGCAGGGAGATCCGGTCTGTCACCGACGCGTGCAGATAGATGTCGGGAATCCGCTTCTCGTGACCCCGCAGCCCCCACAGACCAAGAGCCTTGAGCATCTCCGTGAGCGGGTTCGCCCTCCGGGCCGGACCTCGGGGCACATCCGGTCGCTGGTAGTGCATCGAGCACAGGCCGCGAGCGCGTAGCGGCCGGGCGCAGGACTCAACTGAGCAGGTCGCCTCGGTGCCCATCGGGCCCGCGAAGTTGAGCCGGGCGGACAGTCCCCGGCCGCCGTGCTGGACGATGCGTGTTCCGGCCGGAAGGGTTGGGGTCAGCAGCTCGACCTGTTCGCCGATGTCGTCGCTGTGGCAGGCGAGCTCCGCCCCGCCACTGCCCTTGGTGTTGCCGCAAAGGTGCCCGTCGCCGAGCAGGCATCCGATCAGGTAAGGGTCAACAGGAAGCACGCCTGTGGGGTCGTATTCGACCGGCGCCACCAGAGGCACGGACCATTTCGCCGTGCCGCTGGGGTAATGGATCCCGTCGGCCACCATCTCGGTGAGGGTGAGTTGGCGCAGGACGCCGGCCTTGCGGTCCGCGTAGCTGGCCACCGACCACGTGTGGTCGGTGGTGCACTCCACTACCGCGCCCGAGCTGAACGTGACCCGGTAGATATCCCTTTCGCCCTGCGGATAGACCGCCACCACCTCGTGCGGCTTGCCATCCGAGCCGATGACGCTGGCCCCGACCCGCATCTGGCCCATGGTGGACCAGCCCGACGGCGTGAGGATGCGGGCATCGAGCGGCTGCGGCGCACCGTTCTCGAAGTAGCGGATCTTGTGCTCGCTGGCCAACCGGTCGCCCTGGATGTCCCGGATCGCCGGGGTGATCCACGACATGCCCAGCCCCGGGGATTCGGGGTCGGGTAGTGGGCTCCAATGCGAGACCGTGGACGGCAGCAGCGTGTGCGGCTTGTATCCGCCGCCGGGGCCCTGGTTCCAGTAGATGTAGCCGACGATGTCGCCGTCGATGGCGTGGCCTGGGTCCTCCGGCTCGAGGTCGGAGCCGTAGACGATGGCCACCCAGTCCGGGCGCAGCACCCGCAGCCGGTCCGGGCGGCGGGCGACGAACGCGTTCCCCGCCAGCCCGGCATGCCATTCCATCCGGGCCAGCAGCTCGCCGGTGGTGGCGTTGCGCCACGGCTGCTCCAACAGGCTCAGCGCCGAGGTGCCGAACAGCCGCCGCGGGGTCGACGTCCACGCCTTGTTCCGGAACGTGAACCTGGCCTGGGAGAGCACCAGCGCGCGGACCATCTGCGCGGCGAACGCCGGCGGGCATCCCCGCAACGCCGCCGCATAGCCGGGCAGCGTGTTGACGATCTCCGCGGCCCGGTTCCCGGCGAGGGTCTGCTTCAACCCGGGGAAGCCGGTCTGGTACTGGATGCCGCCGTAGCCGAACGACGTCGGCAGCAGGTAGTCGGTGATGTACTGGTCGGCCGAGTAGCGGGTCTCGGTGCGCGACTGCGCGATCCGCTCGAGGAGGCCCAACACGAACCTCCCCGGCTACCGCTGTGGGCGAAAGAAGAAGTCGGGGAGAAGAAGAGGAGTCAACTGCGGGCGAGCGCCGGCCGGCGGCCTTCCCGCCAGCCCAGCCGCACCGCAGCCACCGACCACTTCACCGCCGTCACCAGGCCCCGGCACATCCACGCCACCGCGGTGAACCCCTTCGCCGACAGCCATCCGATGCCGTAGAACAGGGCAGCGATCGCGATCAGCAGCATCCGGCCGATGTCGACCTGCTTGGCCTGCGTGGAGATCTCCTCCACCATGACGTCGTCGAGGAAAGCCATGATGAAAGCTCCTTACCGCCAACTGGCGAAGAACTGGGCGGGCGGATCCAGCGCGCCGTCCTCGATGGCCTGCCCGCGGGCCGCCTCGGCGAGGAGCCCCGCCACCAGCGCGTCGATGTGTCCCTTGTCGCGCTTGGGGACGACCCGCAGATAGAAGTGCGGCACCGACGGGTCCTCCTCCGGCCGCGGGGCCCGCTTGCGGCCCTTGGCCAGGGCGGCGGCCAGCACGTGCGCGCGCAGGATGTCGTCGCCGTCGTGGGTCATGTCCTCGCGGAACACCGTCTGGAAGCGGACGATCGCGTCGTCCATCCGCTTCTCGATGTTGGTGGGGAACTCCACGATCCGGGTCCCTGGGGAGCCGTCGAGGCGGGTCGGCCAGCGGGCGGCCCACACGTCGAAGTACTCCTGCCACCGGTACGGGTCGCCGAACAGGTACCACACCTTGTAGGCGGCGAACGCGTCGGTCATCACCCGGTCGACCTCGGTGCGGGGCACCTTGTGGTCGGGGCAGTCGGCCGGGTTCCAGGTCCGCAGGTGGAACCAGCGGCCGTCGTGGATGCGTACCGCCACGATGGACGTGCAGTCCTGCGAGCGGGAGCCGTCGAAGCCGAGCGCGACCGCATCCCCGGGCTGCAGGTCACGGTCGCGGGCCTTGGCGTCCCAGCGGGTCGGGTCGACCGCGTCGGACACGCCGACCACGATCAGGTTGAAGAAGTAGCGCAGCGCGTCCGCCCACGTCGGGCACACGTTCGGGTCGCGGGCATCGGTGAGGATCCGTTCCCGGTCCACCCACCACGAGTCGCCGTAGACGTGGGCGAGCTGGGCGAGGCAGTCCTCGTCGTCGTCCTGGTGCGGATGCCGCGGCGGCGGGCGGTAGTCGACCACGACGTCGGGGGCCTTGTACTCGTGGGTGCGTTGGGCGACCGACTTCTGCGACGGGTCGTAGGCGTTGGTGGTCTCCAGCCAGCGGCCGGACATGCCGCCGATGTTCCGCTTCATCGTCGAGGCGAGCAGCACGCCGCCGTTGGTCTCGGTGAACAGGTGCGTCTCATCGAACACGGCGAACGTCAGCCGCGCGCCGAGGCGGGCCTTACCCGAGGACGTCCGGGGTTCGATCTTCCCGCCGGAGGGCAGGTTGATGTCCTCCACCCCGATGTCGATGCCGGGGATGTCGGCGACCGGCCCGCGGCGGGCCATCTCATAGAGGGCAAGCCACGTGTTGTCGGTCTGCTCCTCGGAGGTGGCGACGATCTGGATCCACGGCGTCGGATGCGCGACACCGAGCGGCTCGCCGGCCTCGTCCCAGCCGGCGAAGCGGACCGGCCCGAACGCCTCGACCAGGCAGATCGCCGCCGCGAACGGCCCTTTGCCCCACTTCTGGGGCCGCATGAGCAGGCCGCCGCGGTTCGCGAACGCCGCGGACGGCCGCTCCTCGATGTAGCGGGCGTTCGGCTTGAGCCGGTAGAAGCGGAACAGGAACGTCCACATCTCGTCGGTCAGCTTGAACGGCTCACCCTGCAGGTTCCCGTCCGGGACGACACAGTTGGCCTCGATCCAGTCGCCGACGGCGTAGCCGAGGGTCGGGTACTCGCCGGCGACCTCGGGCCCGCGCCAGGGCATCTACTCCACCGCCCGCAGCCGGGGCCGCTCTGACCCTGTTGCGGTCTTCACGCCGCGAGCCTCGGCCAACTCGTCGGGCACAATTTCCCAACGCAGCCGCAGTAGCGCGAGCGGCGAAAGACCGAGTCGGTCCGACCATTGTCGGGCTTCCTTCGCCGCGTCCAGATCGCCCAGCTCGGCGAGCGTCTTGTGTCGCACGTACTGGGCGACATCGCGAGTCCAGTCCAATCGCTCCCACTGAACAGCCTGGGGTGTGCGCCACAGATCCCGCCACAGGATCGCTTCGAGTTTGCGCTGTTCAGCCAACTGCCGCTCGCAGATCGCGAGCGTCTCAAGTGCCGCATCTAGCCTGCGCTCGATCGCTCCAGTCGGCTTGCTCTGCGCCTCAGCCTCGTTGATGTCGTCGCGAAGCCGTTCGACTTTGTCGCTGGCGAGATCGCGACGGACCGTAAGGATCACGTCAGGGATAAGCGGCCAGTTCGGAGCGCGCTTCTTGCGCCCCTCGGCAGGGAGTTGCGTCATAGCCACGGTGGGGTTGGTTCGACGACGCTGCGAGGGATTCTTGGGGGGCGGCCCCATTCCGGCCATGTCGGTCCCCTATCCGACCAGCGCCAACTGAACGTCCCCGCCAGCGCCGCGGGCGGAGTTGCACCTCCAGTGCGCGAGCGCGAGATTCGCGGACGAATCGTCACCGCCCGCAGATACGGGCACAAGGTGATCGAACGTGGCGGAGCGGGGATCCGGCGCCCGATAGGCTGGGTTCACCGACCGACGACACAGGTGGCAACGCCAACGATCACGCTGGCCAAGGTCGTCGATCGAGATCGGAGGACCCACGGGTACGGCGCCGCGTCTGCGCGTGGCGTTCTTGCGCCGCCAGTGGGCTCGCCTATTGCTGGCAGCGCACAGTGAGCACAAGGCCTTACCGCCGCAAGTACGGGTCGTCGCTCCGCATTTTTCGCACGCGCGCACGGGCGGCGTGCTCGGCTTTGATCTGCCGCCGGAACGTCGGCGAGCGCATTCGGCCGAACACGTCGCTCGCCAGTGACCGCGGACGCGCCGGCGCGCGATGAAGGTTAAGCCGCAGCCGGGGCACACAGCGACTCGTTCGAGCACCGGCTCAGGGCGACCTTTGTAACCCCCGCGATAGGTGGCGATCCGGCAAGCCTCGGAGCACCACACGCGAGGTCGACCCGGGCCGGACTGCCGAATAAACGGCGACGAACAACCTCTACATAGACGGGCATCCACAGCGTACTCCCCAGGTGAAAAGCGGAGGTGCCCAGCACCTGGGATGCCGGGCAACTCCTAACCGCGCTGATCAGGCACGGTGTCCTAAGTGGACGCTCACTCTGCGTTAACATAACCTAGAGTGAGCATTTCAAGATCCAGACTAATCAGAAGGGTCTGGGTCGCCGGGCGAGAACGAAACGGACAAAACCCAGACCCGTAGAGACCGGAAGCCGCT